TCTATTATATCGTTTTCTTCTGGCCCGAAACCAAACAATGCCGCATGATAATGCGGTCTATCGTTTTCGAGTCCGTATTCACCGACTGCAAAGTATTTTAAATCACTGTAATGTCTTAATCTTTTCCAGAAGTCTGTTAAATGTTTCTTGTTTAATTCCTCTGGACAATTGTCATCTTCATAAGTCAATGTAATAAATGATGATTTTTCCCATTCCAATTGCTCTAATAATATTCTTGTTATCCATACTCTTGACCTGTTGATTCGGCAAGGCATACACTGTCCACAAGGGAATGCGGAACACGCAGACCTTGCCTCCTCACTCAATACAACGTTTTTCTTTTTCATACCGTGGGGGTACTTAATGTACGGATTTTTACACATCATTAACATCACATCCTGTAACCAGTTTTGCGTCCGTAGTATCTCCTGCGCCGTCCACCGTAACGGCGCCGTCGCCCGAAGCGTCGTCTTCGCCGATAACGCATATTATCACCTCCTTCTTGTATCTTTTAATTTGTAAGTCTTTTTTGTGCCACCTGTGAAGTCTGGATATACCTTAAACCTCCATCTGCTGAACATACCTTTATCAGTATATAGATAGTTTTTGCCATCATCTTTAACCACACGAAACGCTCCGTTATTTGCATCATACCTAACTGTAAAACCATGAGGGACATAACCGGCCGCCCTAGCTGCTCGTAGGGTAAAACCTCTAGCTTTCCTTAACATTCTTCTATGTGCGTCACCTCCAGGAAGCCAGGGTGCTTCCCAATAACCGTATCTTTTAACTACGTGTCTTGTTTCTCTAATAAAATCGTATATTTGCAATGAAGTTTTAGATTCTACTGACTCGGCTATATCCTTTGGAAAACTCCAATGTAAATAATTGTTTCTGTCTATTGATATTTTGTCCATGTAATTACCGCCTAATTCGGCAGCGCCTCTTTGATCTCGTATTCCTGTTGTTTGTTCCGGCTGTTTACTTTTAATATTTTTATCTATCCATGTTGTTTGGCCGTCGTATATATCCTGTTGAGTAAATGCTCCATCTGATTGTCCATCATCGACTAATTTTTTTGATAATGTATCGTAATATTCAGCCTGTTTGTTTAATAACTTTATTCTAGCAATATCCATACTTTTATCAATATTTGCGATAGCTTGGCCTGCCGCTTGGCCGGCACGCCCTAATCCATAATCGGTTCCGGGGGAACCCACGTTTACAGCCCTACCAGTTTCCGATTTTTGTCCTAACATTGCCAACGGATGTATTCCGTACTGCTTTGCCATTGACATTTTATCTCCAAAAGCGGCCCTATTAAACCATCTTTGCTGATTCAATTGTGCTCCGTAACTTTCTCCTGAATCCCTTGAACCGGCCTGTAATGCTCCACTTGCAAGGGCCGTACCTCCCATAACCGCAGCCGCTATTATTGCTGGTGCAACCATTATTTCCTCCTAGTGCAGTTTATTTTTGAGTCTTGCGTCATTTTTCTAAATATCTTTTTTGGCGTAATCTTTCCAACGCCTCCGATACCACCCATCTTAAATAGAGTTTCACGTCTTGCCTTCCGTCTTCTACATACGGCAATTTCGTACCTCAGTCTTTGCCATTCTTCGTTTCGCTTTCGTTGTAACGTTTTTTTATTAATGAAATATACCGCTTCGTGATGCTCAGGTGTTCTATAATGTCTGAGATTTTCGTTTCTAATTGGTAAACCATCCACCATATATGCACCTTTAAATCTTTTTCTGTCATAATATCTCCTATCATGCATTAACGTATCTTCTCTAATACTCGGCCTATATGTAGGCTGTTGATGTATGTTGTAAGATTTAGGTGTCTTTTTGCGTTTTTTTCGCATAATTTATATCCCAGTAGACTTAACTTGATGTCTACTGGGCCTGCTGACAGGTTTTTAATCTTGATAATTGAACAGAGAATCTAATATTTTGATCAACATATCATCCCATTCTGTAGTTTTATCATCAATTGCTTGAAGGATTATCTCCCTCAGTGCCATCTGATACAACATTCTCAGGATCATCACTATTCGTTGTGGGTTCATCAGGTTTAACATCCTTTCTATGCATGTCCACATTAGGTGTTTCTTCCTTCATTTCATGGTATTCATATTCTGAGATTGGATCTGGGTCTTCATCGTCTACATCAAAATCCATTGAATCCTCTAATGTTTCAAGTTCATCAATCATGGCTCGCCTATTTATTTCAATTTGCATACATCTTTGTATTTGTTCTTGTAATGAGCGAGGCTTAAGAGATCCGATTAATTCCATTTTTGGAATAGGGTTGTGAAGTTCTGAACCATCATCATCTAAAACACTAATAATAAGTTGTTCTAAAAACTCTTGTGTAACTTCCTTTCCGTCTATGGTTGGCATGTTTCCTCCTAAAAAGTTTTATTAACTGCGGTTTTTGATAGTTGTCTTCTTGCCTGTATTGAATGATTACACATTACATAAAGGCAGTCTGTACCAGTACTTTGGTTAACTCTTTTTGTAGGAACGGCAGATACGAAAGTACTATTTAATGAGGGGTCTGCTGCAAAATCACGCGCATAATGCCATGTATTAAGAGCACTATCAAATTCGGCAGCAACAGTACTTGCTAAAGTTCTATATTCATCGTAACGACTCTGATAACCAAATATACCATCTGGAGCAGCATGATCTACTTTCACCTCTCTGTTATATACTTCCTGATCACCAATAAATTGAAGTTCTCTTTGAAAGAAATCTTCTTTGACTGTTTTATGCCAAAACCTTTTGAGGCTATTGACATACATAGTTTTAGGAACTGCACTCATCATTGTCATTACAATTCCGTGTTCTTCAAAAAATTTTCTGTATCTATTAGACCTCATTGCACTTATACCGTGTCCGTACATTTTACCTGGTAAACGAGTACCATCATCGTTCATACTTAAAACTTCACTAAATTGTATAACCTGTCTTCCACCTCCTAAATATTCAGGCCTTTGAAGCCTGGCATCTGAAGAGCGAACACCCATACCTTTTAAATATTCAGAGTAACGACTTCCGTATTTATTCATTCTTTCTTGGTAACGCTGAATTGCTAAAGCAAGTCTTAAATCGCTAATTTCGACACTTGAAACACTTGACATATCAGCTATAAGTTCGGGGTCATTCCATTCCATATCGGAATTAGGAGTAGATGCACCAGAATGAATAACATTAGAAATTCCACCCGCATCTTGTTGTAAATGAACACCAGCTTGTGCTCCGAAATCAAATTTCGGTATTCCAGTTCCATCACTAATTACAGGAGCATTACCAGTTAAAGGTATACTTATTGCAGCACCCAGGTCTGAATCGGGCCTTGCGGATGTAAAATAATCTTTTTCCCAACATACATTTTGTAATAATACATTTGTTGTTGCGTCTGCTCCACTTGCCTTTGATACAACCAGTTCTGTTTGAAGCTGTTGATCCCTATACCACTCGTTCCATATAAGAGAATAAGCTCTGAGCGGCAACACAGACTCTAAAGTTGCTGAACCACAACTTCCGATAGGATGTCCTAAATAATTTGCTAATTGTCCCTGAGTAATTGTACCAAAAGAACGATTAGGCGGAACAGGTACTTGAAGTCCGTCTTCACCACCGGTTATAAAATCCTCCCAATCATCCCAAACAAGCCTGAATGGTACAAACCAATGATGTAATCTAACTCTAACAGGATGCATAACGGGAGTGTTTAATGGACTAACTCTAACTAATGCTGATGTTGATTGTTGAATTGTGTCACCCGGAAGGGTTTCAAACCATGTAACAGGGATTAATTCACCCATATCGCATGTAAACAAATTGTGATGACTTAAACTAAACTTGTTTCGTTTCATTGTAATTCCTTTCAATTTGAATTTTAAATGCTTGTCCTAAATCTTCAATATAAATAGAAAAGACTCCTTCAATATAAATAGAAAAGACGCTTGATAAATTATAAGCGCCTTCTTTTGGTATAAATATTTCTTCTTTTTTGCTGTACGTGTCTGTCGTGTTCTTTTTCGGCGATAATGTTTTCGGCATATTTATTATCCTCCTTTAAGTGCAGGTCAAACACTTCATTCATATGCTCATAGAAGCTTAAATCAGACATTTCCTCAGCCTCAACACCTCCATGTATATCAAAGTTTAACTTCTTTGTCAAGAACTTTCCTAGCGGCCTTTTTGAACGTCCTAGTCCAATATTCGTTATTAACTCCTTTCCTTTGATTGTATTCCTATTTTTTAGTATTTCTGCCAATTTATCAACATATTTTCCACCGATCGGCGGCCTTCTCGACATAGTTGACCATTCTCTATTTTTTTCTGCTTTTAGTATGTATTCAGTTATATAGCTTGCTGACTTTTGTTCAAGCGTTCCTGTCATAGTGAATCCATGACCCCACTTTTTCTCTATTATATCGTTTTCTTCTGGCCCGAAACCAAACAATGCCGCATGATAATGCGGTCTATCGTTTTCGAGTCCGTATTCACCGACTGCAAAGTATTTTAAATCACTGTAATGTCTTAATC